CCGAGCGTACCTTCGCAGCGCGGACCTTTCGTGCGCGTACCTTTACTGAGCGGACCTTCGCAGCGCGGACCTTTACGGCGCGTACCTTCGCTGCGCGTACCTTTACGGCGCGAACCTTTACGGCGCGAACCTTCGCAGCGCGAACCTTTACGGCGCGGACCTTGGGGACGCGGGTAAGTTGACCGGCGACCGTCCGTATTTCGCGGTCGGCCCAATCGGTTCGCGGCAAGACGTTTTAGCGGCGTTCCTCACGGAAAAGGGGGTATTCCTTCGCGCCGGTTGCTTCTTTGGCACCGTGGAAGAGTTCAAAGGTAAGCTGCAGGACGAACACGGGGACAACGTGCATGCGATTGAATACCGGGCCGCCCTGGTGCTGGTGGAAGCGCATTACAACGCCTGGCTACTTGAAGGACATTGGGGGCGTTGAAGATGAAGTGCCGGCGGAATCCTGACCACCTAGCGCAAATTTACAGGCCCGCCGCGTGCGGGCTTTTTCTTGTTGACATAGATAAATAATTTATCTAATATCTAGGCGTCAACACAAACAACCGGAGCGCAAACCATGAGCCAACTATTCAAGACCCAAGACGCCGTTAAGTTCATCAAGAACGCCAAGGCCGGCACTTCCTTTCGCTTGCACGTCCGCAACGACGCCCCGATTGAAGGGGAAGACGACAAGGCGTTCATTGGTTGCGCTGGCGGCTATGTGAACTTGAGCCGGGCCGAAGCTGTCCGCATCGTGGCCGACTACATTAGCCCGAAACTTGAGGAACGCGGCGCCCGCGTGCCGATCAATGCGAACCGCTACGAATCGGCCGGCAAAGAGCGTGTTACCTACTGGATTGGCTGACCAGCCTAAATGCCACACGGAGCCCCGCCGTGGGCCGCCGTGGGCTACTTGAAGAGGATGGTCGGGCGGAACGCCGCGTTTGCCGTGAAGGCCCGCCAGGCGCTCCGCGTCACGCGAATATTGTCGGCATCAAGCGCGAAAGTGTGACCGCCGAACAGCACGTCGAAACGGGCTTTATTCAACTCCTGGCCGTTCGGCAACACGACCCGCATTTTCTCAAGGTTGAACACCAAGCCGTCGAAGAGTTCCGCCAGCATCGAAGCGGGGATAAAGGTCGATTTGTTCATTTTGGCGCCTCGACGGCGTAGGGTTTGGGCAACGTGACTTGCTCAGGCTCAAGCATGGCTTTTGCCATCGCATAGGCGGCGTCGACGTCTTCCAGCGGCACGCGCACTTTGATTTGGTAGGTTTCCCGTGATACCTGTTTTTGCCAATAGGGCGTCGGGTTTGCCGCGTCCGGGGCCACGCTGGGCAATCGTGCGGCGACCATGGAGTCGACCAGCATCTTAATTGCGGGAAGTCCTGACAGCTTCGTAAATAGAAAAATTTGCTTGGTGCGCGACGCTATCAACTCCCGTTCAATTGCGGAAGTGGCGTAATTTTTGGCGGCCATCTTTTTTAGACACTCCGAACAAGCGCCGGAATCAACATAACGGTCGGCCGTGTGACCGTGCCGGCAAGGTCGACCCGTGTTGTACTTCTTAAGACCAGCCGCCGCCGCTTCTTTGCGTTCCATGATTTATCCTTTAGAAATCTTAAGAATCGACATTTTAGCCCAAAAATGGCGCGGGGTGGCCTAAAAATCGTACCCCGACCCCCAACTCCCCGCATGCTCAAAGTCTGCTATACAGTATACCGTTATTTAGATATAGATATCTATACTCTATATTTACGACCTGACGTATACAATATTATTATTTATAGGGGTATAGGGGTATAGAGAGAAAAAGAGTAATAGAATCAAGAGGTTACGTTACCACACCGCATTTACCCCAACTACCCCGCCCAAGAATGCCCGAAAGAAGCGGGCCAGGCCACGCCGGGCGACCGTTCGTTGTGATTGCCAATTGTGGCCGCTTGCCGCTATCATTGGGGCACTATGAGCCTAAATGACCGACAAACCCGCTTCGTGCAGGAATACTGCAAGGATTTCAACGCGACGCAAGCCGCGATAAGGGCCGGCTATTCCGAAAACGGCGCCGGCCAAACGGGCCATGCGCTTCTTAAAAATCCTGAAATTGAGGAAGCAATTGAGGAACGCAAAATTGAAATTGCCATTCATGCCAAGATCGACGCCGCGTGGGTTCTTCGCCAATGGCATGACATAGCGACGGCGGACCCTAACGAATTGATGCAATTGCGGCGCGTGTGTTGCCGTCATTGCCATGGCTTCGGCCATCAATACCAGTGGACGGAAGCCGAATACAGCGCCGCCGTCGACAAGGCTGTGGATTCCGGCAAGCCAGCCCCGGACGGCATGGGCGGCTTCGGGTTCAATCCGAACGCGGAGCCAAACCCGGATTGCCCGGAGTGTGGCGGCCTGGGTCAAGAACAGGTCCACGTCACCGATACCCGGAAACTCAAGGGACCGGCGCGACGGCTTTATGCTGGCGTACAGAGGACTAAAGACGGCTTGAAGATTCTGACCCGCGACCAAGATGCCGCCATGGCGAACATCTCCCGTTACCTGGGCATGCTGGTCGACCGCAAGGAAATCAGCGGCCCCGGCGGCGGACCTGTTGCTCTGGCGCACCTATCCGCGGACGATTTGAGCGACGACCAACTTGCCGCCATTCTCAAGGCCGACGATGCTACCGACGAAGCGTGAAGCCGCGGCCGAACTGCTACGGCGCCGGGAAGCGCGGCGGAACCTTGCCGCCTATATCAACTTTACGAACCGAAAATATAAACAAAGTGGCTTTAGTGCCGCCGTGTGCGCGGCGCTCGACATGTTCATTGATGACATGATCGCAGGCAAGCGGCCCATTCTGGTGCTGCAGGCCCCGCCCCAACACGGCAAATCTGAAATTGTCAGCCGCAAACTTCCGGCGTTTCTGCTGGGGCGCTTCCCGGACTGGCGGGTCGGTGCGGCCAGCTATTCGGACGAACTGGCCGGGGCCATGGCCCAAGACGTGCGGCGCAACCTGGCGTCGGACGAACATAAACGCTTATTCCCCGTGGCCGCTGAACGGCGCCGCTATGACGTCAACCGCACCGGGGAATTTACGGCGCCCGGCGGCGCTGGCGGATACCTGGGCGTCGGCGTTGGTGCTGGCCTCACGGGGCGCCCGGTTGATATCGGCATCATTGACGACCCGGTAAAGAATGAAAAAGAAGCCTTGAGCCCCACCACGAAGGAAGGGCATTGGAACTGGTATCAAACCGTTTTCACGACCCGGCTTTCGGAGAACTCCGGGCAAATCATCATGGCGACAAGCTGGGCGGAAGACGATTTGCCCGCCCGCATTTGCAACCACTTCAAGGGCGACCCGCGGCTTACCGTGTTGCGCTTCCCGGCAATCAACTTGCCCGGAGAGGTCGGCTATAACCCGAACTTGCCGCCCGGCCCCCTGGTCCCCGAACTCAAGAGCCTGGCTTTTTTGCATGAGGTCAAGGGGTTATTTTCAGAATACTGGTGGGCGGCCATGTACCAACAATGCCCGCGGCCGCTGGGTGGCAACGTGTTCAAGGAATCAGGCTTGCGCTATTACTTGCCCAAGGACTTGCCCGCCAAATTCGACAAGGTGCTGGCCTCTTGGGATTGCACATTCAAGGACACGGACGGCACCGACTTTGTCGTGGGGCAGGTGTGGGGCAAGGCTGGCGCCAATGCCTATTTGCTGGCGCAAGTCCGCGCCCGCATGTCATTCACCAAGACCGTGAAGGAAGTCGTCGCCTTGCGTGCCGCCTGGCCGCGCACCAAGGAAGTTTTGATTGAAGACAAGGCGAACGGCCCCGCGGTAATCGACACGCTCAAAGCCAGCGTGCCCGGCATCATCCCGATTGAACCGGACGGCTCCAAGCTGGCCCGGGCGCACGCGGTCACGTCGTATTGGGAAGCGGGCAACGTGTGGTTGCCGCATCCCGACTTGTTCCCGTGGGTCAAGGATTTGGTCGCGGAGTTGACCGGCTTCCCGGCGGCGGCCAATGACGACCAAGTGGACGCGCTGACGCAAGCCTTGCGCCGCCTTTACCCCCTGTTTAACCGCCTCAAGATCGCCCAAAGTGCCCTTGATAAAGCAATGGGGCGCGGATAGCAAAAAGCCCCTTGCGGGGCTTGGGGTTATGCGATATTGTGGCGAGCGATATAGCTACGAATGGCGCGACGTGCGGAAACCAATGAGCGGAAAGTTTTATGTGCCCACAGGGTAGAGCCATGAACGCCATTCTGAAATACTACACATTTATGCGGAGCGCCATGAATCGTAAATTCATTTTTGCCGCTATTGGTTTTGATGGTTCTGGCGTTCATTTTCATTCTCTAGTTTGTGTTGCGATGATTGATTGTAGATCAATAATTTATCTACTGGCAAGCAATTTCCAGAAATAATTATTTTTATGCCAAAATTGCGGACATGAACCCAATCAAACGCCCCGTCGGTCGCCCCCGTAAGAC